TTAACTGGGTCAGAACGCATGTTTAGTTGTAAACCTGCTTGTCCTCTTGCCCTATTCCGTGAAGCTAACGTACTTACACCTTGTATTGGTGTTGGGTAGTTACTTTCAATTCTGCTCATAACTACTTCCTATGCTGTTGGTGGTAAGTATTGAGAAGTACCATCAAATTCTGATGTGTTGCTTGAACTCAATTTGTATGGGCGTACGCCTACACGAGCCCTGATAACACGTTTCTTATCGAATGAGTTGTACTGACCTTGTTCTAAATCTTCTTTCTTCAAGTCAACCATTGCCATTGCTGCTTCCTGTTGAAACGATTTAGACTTCGTTGGGTCTTCTATTTCATCACGTACAAATGACTGTGCTGCTTGATACGTTACTACCTCTCTCATTGAATCAGGCATCTCGTCCCAAGGCAAAGTGTAGATAGTCCGTGCTGCAATCTTACTCTCTGAGAATTGGTAAGTATTCGCATACTTATCAAATAATCTTGTACCTCGTACAACTAAAGAAGGGTCATTGAAGATAACTGTTGAATACTCTTTAGGTATCCGTATCTCTGTTCCCACTACTTGAAATTGTACGCAGTACGTTATATTACACCACCACCCGCGATTCTGTACTCTCTTACGATACCTATCTAAAGTATCAAGTGCATTTGCTGCATCGGGTTGTTGTGTGCTTACATTGTTTACTGGGTCTGAGCCAATGGCTCTTAGTAGTAAGTTCAATGCTTCTAGTTGTTCCATTGGCTAGTCCTCTGTGTGGAAATATCTAAAAAAAGCCCTCCCACCAATTAAGGTAGAAGGGCTTTTGAACATATTTCTATGTGTTTTAATTATACGCCAGTAGCTTTAGTATAGATTGCTGCTGCCATTTCTGCGCGGTTAGGTGTAACACCAAACGATAAGTAAGAATCAATGAACCATTGGAATTCTTGGTCTACGTAGTAAACCTTAGAAGTTAATGGAATTGTTTCACCAGCTAATAATGCTTTAGGCATTAGTAATACTGCTACTGCGTTAACGTCAACCTGAGTTACGTCATATGCGTTACCGTTACCTGCGTTAGATAGGTAATGAGTCTGACCAACATCAGCCGCTTTAGGGAAACGGTTAGTCTTCTGGATACGTACACCATTAGACATTAGTACTTGACCTTTAGCGTAATCGCCATTTGCTGTAGAGAAATCTTTATCTAGTAACAAGCTGTTACGTAGTAAAGTGTAGTACTGAGCAGGACGTAATAAGATTACTGCTGATTCAATATCAACATCTTTCTCTTCGACACCTTGACATGCATCTTGGATAGCAAGTTCTAATGCTACTGCATCAAGCTCATCATCAACGCTGTTCAAGATAACTGCTGTAGCACCTTGGAAACCTTCTGGTGCAGTACGTGTACGAGTCTCTGCTAAAGTTCTAGTCGCTGTTTCTACTGCTGCTGCATCACCAAGACCTGAACGGTCTGTATAGATAGCATCGTAGAAACCACCGTTGTCTGCTGTACCAGTAATGTCGCCATTAGCGTCTTTAACAGGTGTACGGTTAGTAATTTGTGAAGCTTTAATACCTTGTACTAAGAATGATTCATCGAAGAACTTACCGATTTCTCTACCATGTTCTAAACCAATTTCCATACGAGTATCGAAATGCTCTTGGAACTCTTCTAATAAGAAGGTGTTAGTACGTGCTAATACGATAGTATCAACTTTAACACTGATGTTATCGAACGTTGGAGAAAAGTCTACTGGGCGTACGCCTCGTGAAACTTTCTGCAACTGTGAATAACCCATACGGTCGTTAGTAACTGTATCTGTACCACGTACTGATTTAAAGTTAAAGAACTGACGCATGAACGATTCTTTAAGGAAACGATGCTCAACTTCACCACCGTACTCGTCGATGTGTAGTGGGTTTACGTTACCTGTATCAATGCCGCCTTGATGACCTGAACGGGTTTGATGATTTGCTACTGTTTGACCTAAAATACTCATAGTATTCTTTTACTCCAATTGGTTTTCTATTAATTAATTAATGCCACGTGACATTGACTTTTGTCGTCTTCGACCGAGTGCTGCAATTTCTCTAGATGAACTGTGTTGATGACCTTTAGCCATTAGCTTACGAACTGCTTCGTTATGCTCTTGTCTAGTTAAGTCTCCACCTTTACCTTCGGCAGACGGTGTATTATCACCTTCCATCAATTGTGCTGGTTGTACATAGTCGCCTGAGTTACTGAACGCGTTGGTCAGTTCTTGTATAGCTAATTTAGCTGCCATACCACCCTGTTTGATTAGTGCGTTAAGCTCTGTAACTTTCGCGTCGTCAAGGTTTGCTTTAGCCCATGTACCTAATTCTTTGAAAGTTTCTTCACCAGTTTGTTTGGTGACACCATCAAAGGCTGTTGCTACTTGGTCAAAAATTGCTTTATCTGCTGCTGAACTTGCTGTAACATTTGTCTCATGTAACTGAGTCATTTGTCCTGTAAGTAGAGCTGCCATACCTTCACCATGTTTAGCTGAAAGTGCTGCATAGATTTCAGGAGTTGCTACACCTGAGTTACCTTGTACTGCTTTCAATACTTCACTTGGATTCATACCTGCTGCTGTTACCATCTCTGCTAGCTGCTGTGCTGCACTAGATTTGTAAGTTACTGTAGGTACTGCTGCTGGTGTTTCTATTACAGGTGCCACTATTGGCGCTACTGCTGGTACATCTACTACTGCTGGTGCACCTGCTACTTTAGCTGGTTGACCGCCTTGTTCTTCTTCGCGTTTAACGAATTTATTCTGCATCCACATTATTGAGGTGCTCCTTGTGCTTGACCTTGTGCAACTTGTTTAGCTTCCATACCTGCCGCCTGTGCATTACGTTTCGCAATGTCTGCTTGCTCTTTCTCAACTTGGTCTTCATCTTTTAAGAACTTCTCGTAATCTACGCCATGGCTTGAACCAAGCACTGCGATTAAGTTACCGAAATCTACACGCGCCATTACTTGTTCTGGTAACTCTGCCATTTGGGTCAGGTCTTGGAAGAAGTATCTAATGCGGTCTAATTCGCTACTACGAGATAAAGATTCCAGTCCTGTCACAATGACGGGTTGAATATCTTTAAAGAATGGGTTAAGTCCAGACAATAAGCGCTTGGCTAATGGTAACTGTAACTCTGTTGCTAAATTTGAATATACACCTCCAAGTGACGCTTCAAGCTCTTGGGCTTGCATACGAATCTCTTCGGCAGTTACTCGCTCTGCATCTCTGGTCACTGCGGCAGTAAGCAAGAATGCTCTACCTATACGACGTTCAACTGATGCGAATTGTTCTGTTAAGAATGCTGATGCGTTAGCTACTTGAGGTGCATGAACGAATATATCTTCTTCTCTACCATGTACATAAGCACCTGATTTAGCTTCCGTCAATTCTCTTACATCTGTCATACCTGCTGGGTTTACTAAGTTCTTAACGTCAGTAGCTAGAACAGTAAAGTCTAGTATTGCTTCTGCTAATGTACTTAATGTCCAGAAATCACCTGCATAATTCTCTACTAAGCCTGTTCCATAATCTTTGTTACGGGCTAAGTTCCACGTTAATGGTAAATATTCTAGGTCATCCTCATTCACATGTCCTACTTGTTTGTGTGCATACGCTATATCTTCTAGCTCCTGCCACACAAGGAACTTACCTTTACTTACTTTCTGTACACAAGTGTATATAGATACATCTGCGTCACTGTCGTAACCCTCTAACAATGCAGTAGCATGGAGGTCATCTGGTAGTCCTGATACCGACTTAGTATCTCGTAAGATAGTCTTAATCATGTTGCCTGATACGTCACGTTTGCATACGTAATCGCGTAGGCTGTACACTTGCTGCTTCTCGCCTTTAGGCATGTATAACAAGCTGTTGCCTGTTACTATAAGCTGCTGTACTACTTGAGTCATCGCGACTCTAGCATTTACTTTGTCTAATTCTTGCATAGCCGCACGTTCTGCTTTGGCTAATGCTGCATCTATTTCTGCTGCTACCATTCCAGTGTTAGCTTCTATATCTGCTCGTTGCTCGTCTGAAAGTTGCATACGAAAGAAGGGTCTAGACGGTTGAAACAAAGCTAACATAATCTTGTTTGCTAAGTTCGTTACTGCTTGAGCGCCTACCGATTGGTAGTCATTCTGCAATTCGTCATATTCCATTAATGGGTCGTCTGTGAATATGTTAGGTAGTGTCCACCCTGCATATTTTTCACATCGGTCTAGAGTTTCTTCACGAGCTGTACCACTCTTTTGAAACTCTGTCTTCAATGCGAATCCTTCGCCCATATACTTCTCTTGTGTGTCCTTTGGTGAGATACTATGTTCCATTGACTACCTCTAATTTGTCCAGTTCGTTATAATCGCTAACAATGTGTTTCTTGCGGGCACTCTCGTCGTCCGTTGCGTCTGATGCTCTAAAGCTCATCCACCACGTATCTTCTAATACGAACCCCGCGCGTTTAACTCCTGCTGGACTTGTAAATACTTGAGGTCGTTCTGTAGCGTCAATAATGCGTGAGCCTTCTTCTGTTACAATACGAATTTTACCTGTTGAAACTATGTGCATCCACTCATCTATATGAATAGCACCGACTAATGCGGTGTTCTTCTTTAAGAATATTAAGCGGGCGTAACAACCATCCGAGTGAAAGTGTTCAAGTGGTACATCTTGTTCCTGTAAGGAACCATCTGTAATACCTGAATTCATTGACTCTTCTAATCCTGTTATCTTTGCACGTATGTTAGTGTTTAAGGCGAAACCAGTTTTTAATGTAATGTCAGTCATGCTCGGTACTCCTAGATTGATAGGTTAGATTGTCCTTGCTTACGAATATCGTCATCTAACGTATTATCCACACTCAAGTTAATGTTACCTGTCATACCAATACCTTCGCCTTCGGTGGCTGCAAACTCGGCTGCTCTTAAAGCATCTGCTTTATCTTTCTTAGCCTGTGACTCTGCATCCTGTTGTGCGTCGATAGCTCGTACATTGCTTACTACTGCACCACCTACGGTGGCTATAATCGCTACTGCTACAAAACTCATTTACCTTCTCCTATTAATCATCTACCATGTTTCGTCTAATGTAATCCATGACATCTTCCATACCTTCACGCCTTTGTACATGCTCTATTGAGTCATTTACTTTAGGTCGTTGGTATGGAAATACTTGGGTTAACTTAGTGAACACTGTCTTCGACATACCTTTAGTCGTTATCATTGCCATAATTTAATCCTTTATCTATAGGGTACTGTTATCCGAAGAAGTACCCTGCGCTCTTGATATCATTGATGTTATACTCACCCATAG